ACCCACCACGAATCGAAGTCCAGTGCAACACGTGCCGCGGGATCGTCGGGCTGGTGCCTACGTGCCCGTATTGCAACGGGGCCGGGAAGTATTGGAAGCGAAGCTCCCCGGCTGAGCCGTGGAAGTACAGCTCCGAAGACCCGCCGTGCTTTCGCGCTGGCTTCGACGAAGCGGAACACGAACAAAAAGCCGCTGCGACGCGGGCCGCGGCGGCCGCGGATGTCGTCATTCAGACGGAATACCCGGTCGATCACATCCTGCGCGGCGAACGCGAACTCAAGCACTACCCCGGCGACGAGATCGAGCCGGAGGCGACGTTGATCGAAGAGGCGGAAGGACCGCCGGTGGCCGTGCAGCTTCTCGACACGGCACGGGCCGCGGTGCTCGATCGACACCGGGTGTACGGCCCGCCCGACCAGCATTTCGCACGTACGGCGGGAGCTATCAACGCTCTGTTCGGATCGATCCTGCGGCGACCGATCACGGCCGCGGATTGGGGCCGGATGATGATCGTGGACAAGCTCGCCCGCGACATGGGACCGCGTCCACATCCCGACAATCCGGTGGACATGGCCGGCTACGCCGCGTGTGTCGCGTCGTGCCTCGCGTCCGCACCCCCTGCGGACGGCACCACGTGAGCCGTAGCGTGGTGGGAGGTGACGCATGATCGTACGGCCGACTCACTGGCGGACCGGACCCAACGGCCGGGAAGCAGTGGCATCCGCCGGGGACTTCGTGTCGCTCGAGCGACTGCTGACAGCCGGCGAGAAGTCAGGCCGCATTACTTCCCGACCGGAACGGACTGACCGCGAGATCGAGGTGATTGCCTACCGGCTCGGGTGGACGGTGGCCGAAGTCCGGCAAGCGATAGCACGAGGGCACACGGAGATCTTCGATGCCTGACTCTCTCGACGGGATCGTATCCACGACCACGAGCCTGACGCAGACGCAGACTGGCACCGTCGGCAGCTCGACGCGGGCCGTCTCCGTGTCTTCCGCCTACCCGCTGAACAGCGTGTCGGGGCCGATCTCCGATCAGCTCTGGGTGTCGAACCGCTCGCTGGCAGTCGGCGCGTCCGAGACGCTCGATCTGCTCTCGCTCGCCGACACCATCCAGGGGGCGACCGGCATCCAGACCATGCGGCAGGTTCGCCTCGTGCGGATCGCCAACAGCGAAACGGTCACCGGCCCGCGAATCGTCGTCGGCCCGTCGGGCACGAACGGCTGGGGCCGCGTCGCCGGCGAGGTCGGGCCGGGCGGCGAGCTGCTCGCCGTGCAGCAGACGCACGCCTGGGGCGTGACGAGCACGGAGCGTGCCGTGACGATCCGCGCCACCGGGCCGACCGGCTCCGTCGCCTATTCGATCGTGATCGCAGGAACGGCAACCACTGGCCCCGCAGGGTACTGACATGACACCCGACCAACTGCAATCCGCCGTTCTCGCTCTGATCGCTGGCGCTCGGCTGAAGTCGGCCGGCGGGCTCACCGTCGCCGAGTTCGGCAGCCTGACCGTCGAGGTCATCCGCCTGGCGGTGGCCGGGCTCGACACGATCACGACCCTCGACGGGCCGGGAAAGAAGGCGTGGACGCTGGCCTGCGTCGGGACGCTGTTTGACGCGGTGGCCGATAGCTGCGTGCCGTTCGCGGCCAAGCCGATCTGGTGGGTGATCCGTCCGGCCGTTCGCACGCTCGTTCTCTCGGCTGCCGGCGGGGCTCTGGAGCAGATCCTCGCTCTGACCCGCGCCGCCGCCCCGGAGGTGTCCGCATGATCTGGGACGTGAATCAGGCAGAGCCGTGGACCGCCGCAAAGGTATACGACGCCAACGGCGAGGAGATCACCTACGTCGTGTGGATGGACACCGACACCGGCGAGGTGGTGCAGCTCCGGCACGACGGGCAGTCGTTGGTCTTCTACCCCGACAGCCTGGACATCGTGCAGGACCGCAAGACCTACCCGGCACCGCTCCGCGTCGTGCCGATCACGGAGCCGACCGCATGACGACCGCTTTCGTTCTCGCCGCCGCCGCGGTGGCCTACCTTCTCTGGTCCCGCCCAGCGGTCGCGCCCGCGCTGCCGCAACTGCCGCCACTTTCGCCCATCATCCCGCCCGGCATCATGCCGTTGGGGATGCCAGGGGCAGCGGCAGGAGGCGGCCCGCACCCGCTCACGCTGCTGGCGATCCTCGCCGCCGGCGCGATGGTGGCTTTCGCAATTCGGGAAACGCGAACGACGCCCCCAGCCCCCGGCCCCGCGCCGGTCGTCGGGCTCGATCTCCGGGGACTCTTTCGCGGTGAGGAGGCCAGCCAGGACGCCGCCACCACGGCCGCCCTCCTCGAGGAACTGGCTTCCCAGATCGAGTGGGACGGACAGCAGGCCGAGCCGCGCCTCCGCACCGGGGCAGCGTTTGACGATCTGCGCCGCGCCGCTCGGGAGTTGCGATGCCGTGGCGTCTCGCTCGGGGCTCGGCAGCCCGCCGTCCGTGACTCTATCAAAGCCTTCCTCGACGCCCAGGTGGGGACCGATGGTGGGCCGGTGGACGCCGGCAAGCGGGCCGGCTGGGTCGCTGCGTTTCGCTCCGTCGCCCAGGCCGCACGGGAGGCGACCCGATGACGCGCCGCCAGCAGATGTGGTCATGGTCCGCCGTCGGCTTCGTCGTCTTCGCGGCCATCCTCGGCGCGCTCGTCGAGCGGGCCACGCACCGGCTCGCCGCTGGGGTGGAAAGCCGGTTCGGCTACCGCCCCGACCCGGAAGGAACGCGGGAGTTCCTCTCCGAGTTGGATCGCCCGACGTTCGCCGCAGCTGCCGGCGAGGCGATGGCCGAAGCCAAAGGCGTCGACACCTTCCTTTATCGCCACACGAACAAGGCTCACCAGTCGTTCTACGGGCTCCCGTGGAAGTCGTGGGACCAGGGCAACCACGGCTCCTGCGTCTCGTTTGCCTTTGGGCTCGGTAGCTACGCGGCTCAGTCGGTCGACTTCGTCGAGGGCCGGATGGCCCGCCCGCCCCCGGAAGTGAGCACGGAGCCGATCTACGGCGGAAGCAGGACAGCCGCGCGGCTCCCGCCGATCGGCCGCAACACCGGCGGGGACGGCTCCTATGGTGGCGCTGCCGCCCGATGGATTTCGGGGAAGTGCAAAGACCCGACCGTCGGCGGCATCCTGTACCGCGAGAAGTACGGCTCCGTCGATCTCACGACCTACTCGATCCCCCGGTCGATCGAGTGGGGCCGGGACGGTGTGCCGATCGCCCTCGCCCGCGAGGCGAACAAGGTCAAGGCGGTTGCGGTCGCTCAGGTCAACACCTGGGACGAGCTGTGCGCGGCGATCGAGCGCGGCTCGCCGGTGGTGCTGTGCAGCAACGTCGGCTATGGCCGGGCCGATCGCACGATGCCCGTCAGGGACTCCGATGGCTTTCTTTCCAGGGGAACGCCTTGGAGTCACGCGATGCTGTGCTGGGCCGTCCGGCACCAGAAGAACGGCTCTCCGCGCGACGGCGGGCTGATCCAAAACTCGTGGTCGGAGAACTGGTGCAAGGGGCCGAAGTGGCCTGCCGACCAGCCCGACGGCTCCTTCTGGGCCAGCCGCGAGAACATCCAGGCCGCGCTCGACCAGGGCGACTGCTTCGCTATCGGCGGCGTCGACGGCTTCAAGTGGCGCGTCCTCGACAACGGCCAGTGGTTCGAGCCCGCCCCTGCGCCGGCAGAAGCGTCGGAGCCCGCTGAAATCAGCAGCGAAACGCTTCCGAGCGATTCACGAAAAATGCAAGTTTTTGCGAAATCTCCGCAACCCGCCCGCATCATCGCCAGCGTCTATTCCCTCGCCCCCTGAGGCCGCCATGATCCTCGATCGCAAGCTCGTCTCCATCGTCCTCGTCGCCCTCGCCCTCGGCTGGTGGCTCGGCTCCTCGCCGTCGAGCCCGATCAACCCGACTCCGCAGCGTCCGGTCCTCGCCGCCGTCGGCCGGCTGGCCCGGATCGCCGCCCGGCTCGGGCTGTGGATGGCGATGGCTGCCGAGCCCGCACCTCCGCAGGCCGACGGCCGGCAGCTTGTTCACGCGCCGGCGGTTGATGCCGACGGGCACCGTGTCGTAGATCATGGGGAGGGCTGGTGATGAAGAACAGCAATCCAGCGGTGATCGACTGGCTCAATGTCATCGCCGCCGGATGCATTGTCGTGTCGCTCTTGGTCGGAGCGGCGGCCTTGGGGCTGTTCCCTTTTCAACAGCGACTCAGGCTCAGCGCCGCCATCGATCGGATCGACAAGATCGAAGCGAAGCTGGCCAACCATGACCAGCGGCTCCAGTCGGCCGGGCTGATCCCAAGGACGTTGGCGGCTCTCGATCGCAAGGTCTCAGACCTCGATACGCGAGTCCGCTATCCGCGCTACGCCCGGCACTACGACGGTTGCCCGCAATGCCGCGGCGATGTGCCCAACGAAGAAGGCGGGCCGCCGTCGCTGTGCGAGGAAGGCTTCGAGGTCTGGAAGTCGGACATGCGGGCAGAGAAGGAGCGGCGATCGCCCGCTCCGGAGAAGCCCGCCGATGAAGGCACAACCCGATGACCCTCTACCGCTCCCTCCTCGCCTTTCTCGCCAGCCTGTCGGCCGACCCGGCTGAGATCGACCGCGAGCCGCCGCGCGCCGCCGCGGCCGTCGCCGCCGCTTACGCCTCACTGGCCCCGGAGGCGGCACCGACGCCGCCACCGGCACCGGCTTCGGCGAAGTGTGGCTGCGGTGGGAAGTGCAGCAACGGCGTCTACAGGCCCGACGGCCGGATCGAGATGAAGTGCGAAGCCAACTGCCCGTGCGGGTGCCGCAAAAGCTCCGCCCCCGGTCGCTGACCGCCACATGCCCGCGGGCTGGCGTCGCGCCGGGGGCGGGGACTTTAAGTCTTTCTCGGTCTCCCCATCCCCGGCGTCGCCACGATCTTGGCGACATCCCGCCGGTGAACGAAAACGGTGCCGTCGATCTCGATGCTCGGCACCGTGCCGTTCTTCACCATCCGGTAGGCCAGGGCTCGGCTGACGCCGGCGAGCGTGGCCGCGGTGGACGGACGGATGTAGTCGGTGGTGTGGATGCTGGTCATGCCCTGTTGCTCCTTTGACGATCAGCCACGCCAGCCAGAAACCCTTTCCGGACAGCATCGTTGACGATCTTCCGCAGCTCGGGAATGGTGTAATTGTCGTGGTTATCAACGAGCTCCCTCACGACCGCTGACAACGGCAGATAGACCCACGTTGGGCGATCTTCTCCGCTGACCTCAACCATCGACTCCGTTGCGGCCGTCACGCACGGAGTCTTTCCTCGGAAGGTGGTCGCCAGAAACAGGCAGTCGTGTTCCAACGACATGCCGAGACGCATCCTGTCTCGCCGCTTCGTCATCGTGTCGTTCCTTTTCCTTGGGGTGTGGCCCGCCCGGCAAAGTGCCGGGCGGGTGGGGCGGGCGTTGAATCAAGACTGGAAGCAGTCGGCCGGCAGACGCAGCGGCGTGCCAAGCTCGGGGACGATCGAGCCGTCAGCGGACAGGGTGAACCGGCGGCAGGTGTACACGGTGCCGACGTGGGGCTTCTGCTCGGTCTTGATGACCACGACTTGGGTTCCGCTGTTCAGGGTCTTGATTTGAGCGTTCATCGTTCGTTTCCTTGGTTGGTGTCGTTCTCGTCTGGTGTTAGTATAGACGATCGTCCAAAGTGGTCAAGTGGGGTGAGGAAAGATTTTTTTGGGGCGGTTTTCCGCGGGGAAACAGCCTATTCAGCCTCCGGGACGAACTCGGCCTCCTCGCCGAGATCGAGGGCGGGGAGGTAGTCGAGGGCCGACCGCGTCTGCGTGATCGCTGGATCAAGGTAGTGGCCGCGAGTCATCGCCGGATCGGAATGTCCGAGGTGCGCCGTCGCATCCCCGCCGCCGAGCTGCACGTACGACGCACTCGCCTTGCGGATGGCGTGGAAGGCCCGGTAGGGGACGCCGGCCGTCCGGCACAGGATCTTCATCGACGGGTAGATGCTGGTCGGCTGCCGATCCCAAGGCCAGACAAGATCGTCGGGACTGCGGCGATGCTCCTCGAGCTGCTGGCAGAGATCGGCCGGCAGAGCGTGCGAGATGTCCGCGGCCCCGCCCTTGCGTGTCGCCGCGACGAACAGCACCCGCCGATTCTCAAGGTCAACGTCCCGCCAGCGAAGCTGCATCAACTCGCCGATCCGCGAGCCGCAGCACCACGCCGAGTAGAGGATCGTTGACCACCACCAGGCCGACGGCAGGCCGCAGATCGTCCCGCGACGCTTGCGGGCTTGCATGATGATCCTGGCAACGTCCGTTGCCGTGTACGCCTTTGGCGTCCGGTGAATCCGCTTCTGCCGAGCGAGTGCCGGCCATTCGCCCTCATGGATCTTCTTCCGGCACGACCAGTTCCACAGCGCGAGAATCTGCGACCGGTCCTTCGCCACACTCTCTGGCGAGATCGGCTTCTTTCCGCGAGTGTTGGTGGCTCGCCATCGCAAAAACTTGGCGACGGTGAAGTCGTCGAGATCGGCGATCGTGGGTTCGTGCTCGAGGAACTCGCCGAGCTTGGCGATCGAGTGCCGATAGAGCACGACTGACCGCGGCGAGAGATTCATCAGCACCGCGTACCGTTCGAGAATGTCCGTGAGTTTCAATGCAAGGCTCCGTTAAACGGCCTCGCCTCCGTGCGTGTCGGGAAGTACGATCCGCGTCGTACTGTCCCGTGTCCTGCGCCGACCGGAGGGAATCGGGATTGTACCTCACACTTGTTCAGTTACTGGACAAATGTCAATCCCGCCCTCTCCGTTGAACTATTGGTCGGCAGTGAACAGTACGCAGACGGCAGATCGTCTGCACGGCGGAGGTGCGGCGTGGCGAAGGTGTCTCCCTCGGTCAGCGACTTGGTGCCCGTGTCGCAAGCGGCCGACATCGTCGGCGTTCATCCCCGCACGATTCTCAAGCGGATCGAGGAAGGGAAGCTCGTCGCTCAGCGAATGGGAGCCAGGACGCTCATGGTTCTGCGGTCCTCCGCCGAGGAGTACGCATCGACCGTCAGCAATCGGTCGAAACGCAAGCGAGCCGAGGCAGCCTCCGCTGCCACGAAGAAGCAGCAGCGGCCTACAAAAGGCCGGTGATTCGGCGTTTTTCTCGACGCCGATTTTGTGCTGTTGACAAGGGCGGATATCGGCCCTTATCCTCCCGCCACGCTTGAGGATTGAAACGTCCGCAGGCGTTTTGGTCTACCAGCAAGGGCGGGTAGCGGCCCTTACTGGACACTTTGGCAAGGATGCCCGTTTCTCCCGCGGTTTGGTGGGGGTGACCCGTTCTCGATCGCAGGTAGGATCGAAGCCTTAAGTGAACTGGTGTACAGCGTTAGGGGATTCAATGGAAACCAAGGGCGGCAACGGGAGGCTCGATCAAGACCTCGTGGATATCTGCTTCGGCATCGGCTTGAGCGTGAAGACGACGGCTTGGGTGGTGCGGGATTCAGTCGATCGGGTGTGGCACGAGTGGTCGGTCCGCACCGGCCTTCCGACTCCACACGACCCGATCAGCAGCGTGATTCAACAGCGGGCGAAGGAAGTGCAAGCCGGCTGGACGGACGAACAACGGCAGCTCGCTCAGTTCGGCTGCACGGCCAGGCCCAGCAGCAAAACGGTCGAGTACCGGCAGCGTCAGAGACAGGAAGTCCATCAGCGGTGGAAGGCCACCAAAAAGGCGAAGGAACAGGAATGCCGCTCCGGCTTGATCGAAGAGAAGGCCAGTCAATCACCGTCCCCGGTGATCGTCCATCAGATGACGTTGTGGTCGTTGTCCACAGCATCAGAGGCGACCGCGTGCGGCTAGAGGTCGTGGCGAACCACGACCAAGCGATCTACAGGACCGAGCTGTTTCGACGGCTCGAGCAACAGGAGACGAGTCATGGCGAGCGAAACGATGGCAGGTGATCGGGAAGCGGCCGGCGCGATTGCCGGCATGCAGGAGCTCTACGGCATGAGCCTGCCGGATCGCGGTCAGGCGATTCGCGGGATCACGGCCGGCAAGCGGTGGAGCGGCACGTGTGCCCACTCCGACGAGTTCTGGACGATCGTCGAGATCGAGCCGGAATCGTACGTGCGGGTGCCCACCACCGACATCGAGATCGAGTGACAGGACGGGCCGGGGCAAGACGCCTTCGGCACGGAGCCCGCGGAGCGGGCAGGCAGGGATGACAGCCGCCGGCGGTGGAACCGCCGGCGGATCACGGAGGGCGGCGAATGGCTGGCGAAGGGCTGATCCACACGCAGCGGACGTTCTGGCGGATGCCGGCGCGGACGCCGGCGGCCGGATCACGCAGGCCAGCCGTCCGGCTTTGTGCGGTGAAGAAGCAGAAGCACCCGGAGACGAAGGGTGCCAAGCGGGTGCGAATCCGCCAGGAGGTGCGGCCGGGGATTGTGGCGTGGTTGCGGAGGCTCCGGCGGGTGCAGGCCCGCCTGACGCACACGGGCAACCTGTACGCCGACCCGCGGCGAGCGGGTGGCAGATCGTTGGCTGGTGACTGCTACGTCGAAGCGGCGTTGGCCGGCGACCCGCGGATTCTGCTCGACACCATCGTCGAGTCGATCTGCGAGCTGCAAGGGGTGGGGCGAGAGATCGAAGTTGTGGTTCAGCCGGCGGCGACGACGGCTTTGCCGGGGACGCCGGAGAAGGTTGAAGAGATGAGGAAGCGTCAGGAGAGGTTCCAGGCGCTGCACACGGATCGAGACGCGAGGAGGAATTAGGGATGGCATTGAACATTCAGCGGGGACGCCGGCACACGCCGGTACGGGCGGTGATCTACGGGACCGAGGGCATCGGGAAATCGACGCTGGCAGCGGCGTTCCCGTCGCCGGTAATCCTCGACACGGAAGAGGGCACGCACCACCTCGACGTGGCGAGGGTGTCGATCGGCTCCTGGGACGAGCTGCGGGCCGCGGTGGCCGAGATCGGCAGCAAGCCCAGCGAGTTTCGCACGGTCGTCATCGACTCGGCGGACTGGGCCGAGCGGCTGCTGACTGAACAACTGCTGCGAGAGAACAAGTGGGCCAGCATCGAGTCCGCCGGATACGGCAAGGGATTCACGATGCTTGCCGAGGCGTTTGGGCGGTTCCTCACGCAGTGCGACGCCTTGATTGGCGTCGGGCTCAACGTGGCGTTCGTGGCCCACAGCAAGGTGCAGCGGACCTCGCCGCCGGACATGGCCGACGGCTTCGACCGCTACGAGTTGAAGTTGACGAAGCAGACCGCGCCGTTGCTCAAAGAGTGGTGCGACCTCCTGGCGTTCTGCAATTACAAGACCACGGTCAGCGAGGGCTCGGACGGCCGCAAGAAGGCGACCGGCGGCAAGCGTCGGCTGATGCACCTCGAGCGGGCCGCGGCTTGGGACGCGAAGAATCGCTACGGCCTCGACGCCGAGCTGCCCATGACGATCGAGAGCCTCGCCCCGATCTTCGCCGAGCCGGCCCGCCGGCCCGGCTGGCGTGACCGCGTCGCCCAGGCGACGACGGTCGAGGAGTTGGGCCGGATCGGCGACGACGCCGATGCCGCCGTTAGCGCCGGCAAGCTGTCGCCGGAACAGCGCGAGCAGCTCGACGGCATGATCGACGCCCGCCACGCCGAGATCGGGACGGAGGTGGTGGCATGAAGCTGTACCGCGCAGACGTGTACGAGCAGATTCGGGCGGACGGCGTGTTTGTCTACATCAGCCCTGCTGAGGCTGTGGACGTTCACGGAAAGTTGTACGCCCAGCTCGGCGACAGCCTTTACGGCGGCGAAGGCTGGCACGAGACGGAGGCCGCGGCGCGCGAGGAAGCGGCAGCCAAGGTGGCCGAGATGGCCGAGCGGCTCGCCGCCCAGGCGGTCCGGATCAGAGCGGGGGGCCGCTGATGAGCGAGATTCCGACGATTGCCGCTCGGGTGTTGATGCGCGCGGCGCTGGTGCGAGATCGGGTCAACGACGTACCGAGTCGTGTTGCAGCACCGGCAGACATGCCAGAGGACAAGGCCCGCGAAAACGGCCCGCTGCTCCTTGAGTATTTGCGGCTGGCGATCGCCGAAGGGCGGCGGCCGGGCGCAAGCCCTACTCCGCAAAACCTTTCGCAGGTCTTGATGAGTGCGGAACGGGCGATCGTTCACGCCAACCACGAGAAGGAGAGGACATGACGTTCAGGGACGGGATCGGCCGCGACCTCGAGGCGAAGCGGCAGGCGGCACGCGGTGCGGAACAGGAACGGCAGGTGCAGCGGATCTCCGACCTCGTGCCGCTCGCACGAACGGGGCAGATCAGCCCGGCGAAGTTCCTTCAGATCACGCGGGACATTTTGAACGGTGACGCCGACCGGATCGTCCGAGTCGGTGAGGAGTACAGGCCAGACATTAACACGGGGGAGACGCGATGAGGGTTCACGACTTTGGCGACGGGTTCGACGCGGCGACGGCTGGCGGTGCGCCGGCCGGCGAACGCGAGATGCTGCCGGACGGCACGCACAACGTGACGATCAAGGAAGCGAGCGAGGGGCCGCACAAGTTCGCCGACAACAACCCCGGCGACTTCCTGCACCTCACGCTGGCCCCGAACGGCTCGTTCGGCTTCGTCTGGGTGTCGCTCGGCTCGTCGGCGAAGGACCGGGCGCAGGCCGGGCTCCTGGCGACGGCTCTGGGCTACACGCCGGACGGCTGGGCCGACGCCGATCCGTCCGAGCTTGTCGGCCGCGAGCTGCGGGTGGTGACGAAGCAGGTGACGCTGAAGAGCGGGAAGACGCGGTGCTTCGTCAACGACTACCTGCCGGCGATCGACGCCGCACCGGAGAAGAAGCCGGCCGCCAGGACGACGGCGGCGAAGGTGGCCGCCGCTCGAGGCGAAGAGGCCGGCGAGGCCGACGACATCCCGTTCTGACCTACTCGGCCCGCCCTGGCCCCGCCCGTCACGGAGCGGATTGGGCTCGTCAGCCGGCGGAGCGAGTGCGTACTGGTTTCCGCAGCATCACCGGCGATCGTTGGGCACCGAAACATTCCCGGATCGCAGCAACGACAACCACCTCGGAGTCGGGCCGGATGCCGTTCGACGCGGCAGGGTGGGATGGGTTAGGGGACTTTTACACACAGAGGAGCGAATCGATGGCAGCAACTTATCTGGCAGACGTTGACGACCCGACTCTCAGCACGATTGCTGAGATGGTGCCGTCTCGTAATGTGGTCGAGGACTCGGGGGTCGTTTCAATTGTTGTTCGATTTACTCCGTCTCTCGCGTCCGCGTTTCTTGATCGCAACACGAAGAATCGCGGGATGTCGAAGCAGAACCGTTCCAAGATCGGCATTGCGATGCAGGGCGGATACTTCGATCTTAACGGAGAGACGATCAAGATCGGCAAGTCCGGCCGGCTGCTTGACGGGCAGCACCGGCTTGAGGAGTGCGTCCGCACCGGATGTGACTTTGAGTCCGTGGTCGTGTTTGGCCTTGATGACTCGGTGTTTGACACCGTCGATCAAGGAAAGGCACGTGCGATCTCTGACGTTCTTGCGATCAACGGCGAAGTCAACACGAGGACGCTGGCAGCGACGGCCAATTCGCTCTACCAGTTTGCTTGCTTTGACGGTGCCAACGTCGTCGGCAAGTCCAACAAATCGTTCAATTCGCGCGTCTGCCAGCGGGTCATCGAGAGCCACTCCGGCCTTCGGCGCAGCGTGATGGCCGTCGGCGGCTGCCGGCTTCTCGGCAATGCCGTCGGGGCCTTTCTTCACTACGTGTTCTCGCTCTCTGATCCCCGACTTGCCGACGAGTTCGTGGACGTGATGAAGAACGGAACGATGTCTGTGGGCCGTCCGTTTAACGTGTTCCGCGAGTGGGTCATCAACAGCAATATCCCGGTCAGCAGCATGGTGTCCGGCTACACGGCCAGGGCCGTGAAGGCGTTCAACGCAGAGAAGACCGGCGGCACTCCGAAGCTCCTGAAGTTCATCGAGGGCGAGACGTTCCCGCGTGTGGTTGGCCTGGACTACGACAAGCTCGCCCGATCCGTGAAGTAGGACTGACTATGGCCCGTCTTCGCATCATCGGAATCCTTGGCGGGCCGCTCGACGGCCGGCGGCTGGCGTGGGACACGGACGTGGACTTGATGACTTGGACGGACGGAAGCCGGATTTACTACCACGCCCTCGATGAGGTGTGGACCGGCAAGCGGATGAAGAAGGTCTTGCGGCACGTGCAGACGGTGCCGACGCCGAAGAGGACACAGTAACACCCGGCGGCGGGCGGGGATCTAACCAACACCAGAATCGCTTCTGGCTCGGGAAGGCCACGGAAAAAACCGCCCGCCGTCGGGGTTTTTGAAACACGGAGGAGTCGATGGGGGGAATCACAACGGTCGGCGAACAGCCGAAGGCGTGCGCCGGCTGCGGCACGATCAAGCCGGCGGGGGCTTACTACGTCGCCAAGGGCATGCGAGATGGCCGGATGTCGGTCTGCCGAGAATGCATGGTCGAGAAGCAACGGGTGTACCGCGAGCGGGAGAAGTCGGGCGAGAAGAGCCTGCTCCGGCAGCCGGCGACGTGCAGCCGCGGCGAGATCGAGGAAGAGACGTTTGAGACGCGGCGAGATCAGTACGTCGTCCTCCTGGCCGCTGCGGCACGGCGGTGGTGTGCCGGCGAGGACAAGGAAGAGCGGGACGGGGCCAAGGAAGCGTTGATCTTCCGGTGCCGGCAGTTGCTTGAGGCGGAAGGGCTGGTGAGTACATGACGACTTTCCAAGGGCAGCACTTTCTCGACTTCGACCCGGCCCCGGCCCGTCGCACCGATCCGCCGACCTCGGTAGCGGCCGGGCAGGCGATGACGGCCGCGGCCGTTGACGAACACGAACGGCTGATCCTTGCGGCGCTGGCGGCGGGGCCGGCGGGCAAGACGGAGCTGGCGGCTCGGATCGGCAGCATGAGCGACCAGCAGGTGATCCGACGCATGAAGCGGCTCGAGCGGCTCGGCAAGGTCGAGCGTACGGGGCTGGAGGTCATGTCGGCCGCCAGGCGGGGCGAGACGGAGTGGCGGGTGGTGGGTGGGGGGAGGGTGTGACTATGGCACAGACAAACAACGAGGCACAGATGGCAACGGCTACAGAAACGGTGCGGATGATTCCGGTCAAGGCACTTCGGCCGCACCCAAAGAATCCGCGAGTCGCGCTTCGTCAGGACGTTGTCGATGCGATTGCGGCTGGCATCGAAGACGCGAAGTCGATCGAGCCACGCCACGCGATCACGGTGCGTCCGGCTGGCGATCAGTACGAGATCATCAGCGGACATCACCGGCACGCCGCTGCCGTGAAATGCGAGCTGGAGAGCGTCCCGTGCTGGGTCGTCGAGATGGATGACGACACGGCTTATATGGCGCTGGCTACAAGCAACAATCAAGGGGAACTTGCGGCGCTCGAAATCGGACTGCACGCACTCTTCAGCATTGCCACACAAAAGGGTGGAAGCGGCAAGAAGGGGGGAATCCGGGCGTACGCCAGGAGCATCGGCAAAGACGCGGCAAACGTGTCCAGGTATCGAGACGGAGCCGAGGTTTTCGTGACCGTCCGAAACTGTTGTAACGATACAACAGTTCTGCGAGAGAAGGCCCAGCACCTTCACGCCATTCACTCTGCTGAGCCATTGCTTTGGCCGGTAATCGTCCCGCACATGCTAAAGGGCTGGAGCGTCGCTGATACGGAGCATTGGGTCAGCAAGGTCAACGAGTTCCAAGAGCCTGAGAAATGTTCGCTTTGGCTGCCGCTGGCCGGCATCGTCGAGCGGTTCCTTGACGCGAAGGAGTTTTCGGCTCAGACCGTCCGCAAGCTGGCCGAAGAGCGGAACGCGATCATGGACTTGATCCACGAGCACCGCGAAGAGATTGAGCGTTCCGGTCAGCTCGCCGCAGGCTGGATGGACGAAGTCGAACGCTGGCTGATCGACAACCAAGGCGGCAAGTCGTGGGACGTTCGCCAGATCATCGGCTACCGCCTGGAGATCGAGGAACGGATTCGCAAGAGCGGGCCGAATCAGTGGCTGCATGGCAACTGGCGGGATCACGTGGACTCGGTCATCGACGGATCGGTGTCGGTGCTGCTGACCGATCCACCGTATGGGATGGGATACCAGAGCGATCGCCGGGTGGATCGCCGCAAGGAACGTCGGCACGACAAGATCGAGAACGACGGAGCGGGTCAAGGCCCGGCCGAGGTAGCCGAGTTCGTCTCGGCTTTCATGCCGAAGCTCACTGCCGACGCTCACGTGTTCGTTTTCACGAACTGGCGAAACGAGGAGGCGATGCGTGCCGCGCTCGTGGGAGCCGGCCTCGCCATCCGCGGCTCGCTGGTATGGGTGAAGAACGCCGCCGGCATGGGTGATCCAAGCACCACGTTTGCCCCGAAGCACGAGCGGATCATTCACGCCGTCAAGGGTTCGCCGATCCTCTTCACTCGAGAAGCGGACGTGATGGAGTTTGACCGCGTGAACGCAGACAGGCACCCGACGGAAAAACCCGTCGATCTTCTGTGCCACATCCTCAAGGCTGTGTCCGTTGAAGGCCAGCGTGTAGCCGATCCTTTTGGCGGTGTCGGCAGCACGTGCGAGGCGGCTCGGTCGATCGGGAGACACTACTGGGCTTGCGAGATTAACGAGGACTACTGGAAGGCCGGATGCTCCAGGCTGAGTCAAGACGATGCCGGGGCGTGATTTTGGCTGATAACAGGGTCGCATGGAGGCTGGTTGATGAACACGCAGTTGACGCAGTGTCAGTTTTCTTTCGGCGAACGCATGGCGATGTCCAACGGCGTCGTTGCCACGTGCGACGTTTCCGAGGTGCTCAAACGGATGATTCCTGGGGCGAAGGAGGTCAACAAGTCTTCGACCGAAGACGACAAGCGAGGCGTCGATTGGTGGGTAGACACTGTCTGCGGAGATTCGCTCGCCGTCGATGCGAAAGTCCGTGAGGTGGACTATTCCAAGCGTGGCTACGACGACTTGGCGTTGGAAACGTGGTCTGTCATCGGAAAGAAGATCGGCTGGACGCTCGACGAGACGAAGCGGTGCGACTTCGTGGTGTGGCTCTGGAAGGACACCGGGCGGTTTTGCCTCATGTCATTCCCGATGCTGTGTCACGCGTTTCGCCGAAACGCCGAAGCGTGGCGTCTTGCCTATGGGCCAAACAAGCAGCGGAGCGTTCGCGGGTCGCTGACTTGGGAAAGCGAGTGTGTTTTCGTCCCGCGGTCGGTCGTGTGGAAAGCGATCGAGCAAGAGTTCGGCAGCCAAGGGTCGGTCGTATGACCCTCCCCGCCGACTACGCCGCTCTCATCGCCATCGCCCAGGCTCACGAGCTGGACGGCATCAAGAAGCAGATCCTCGACCGCAACGAGGAGCTGGGGGCGGTGGCGGCTTTCGAGTTGTTGAAGGAGCTGGCGACGAGGCGGAAGGCGTTGGCGGAAGAGCGGCGAAAGCTACAGGAGCTGTGGGACGCAACGCCGGCGGCGGCGGAAGAGGACGGAGAGGAGGACGCGGATGGCGGGTGACTGGCTGAAGATGCGACACGACCTCGCCGACGACCCGTCGATCATTCGGGCCGCTGCCGATCTCGGCATCGACGAAGACGCGGTCCTCGGGAAGTGCTTCCGGCTGTGGTCATGGGCCGACCGTCACACGACGGACGGACAGGCCAGCGGGATCGGATTGGCGTGGGTGGATCGGTTGACTCGGTGCGACGGCTTCGGTGCCGCCCTTGTTAGGGCGGGCTGGCTGGATGAACTAGATGGGGGACTGTGCTTCCCCCGGTTCGACCGGCATTGCAGCGACACGGCGAAGCAGCGGGCACTAGACAGCCGTTTGAAGGCCGAAAAGCGAGATGTCCGGCAGCGAGCCGGACAAAAGCCGGACAAATGTCCGGATGCGATCCGGACAACAGCCGGACCAGAGAAGAGAAGAGAAGAAGATCCTCCTCCTCCGCGAGAAGCTGCGCAAGGGGAACCGGAAGCCACGGACGGCGGATGGCTGGCGTTCCGGAAGCTCTGGAACGCCGGCACGGGCCGCCCTTGGAAGCCTGGGGCACCGCCGGACGGCTGGTCAGAGCGGGTGGCTCAGCCGGGCTGGCTCGAGCAGGCTCGGGAAGCGGTGGCACGGCTGCCGCGGTGCAAGTTCTTTTCCGATCCGGTGACGCTGCCGCAGTTCGTGGGGCCGAAGTTCGTGCCGCTGTGCCTGGGCGGGCAGTACGACGCCGCCAAGGCCAAGCGGGGCGGCAGGGAGCCGGAGGCCCGCACGGTGACGCCGTGGACGGGCGACGACGCAGAGCGGTTTGAGGCGACCAAACGGAAACTCTTGGAATCACTCAAGGAGGCGAAATGACTAACTGCACCCGCTGCCCGTCCCCGGCCCGCTGGCGAGACGCCGACGGCCGGCAGTTCTGCAGCTCGCACGTGCCGGCGAACGGCAAGCCGCTGGCGAGGCTGCCGGCACCGACGATCGACATCGCCGATCGCCTGGAGGCTATCGCCGCGGTGCCGGCCGACAGCCCGTTCTCTTTCGAGATTCTCGGCGAGGCCGCCGCCGAGATCCGCCGGCTTCGCGCTCTCGTCGAGGCCGGCTGAGACAAGTCCGGGTCGTGTTACTGTGTTCGGATCGATGGATCGATGTTCTTTCCCACGGAGGTGGATATGCGGATTCTCTTGGCAGTTGTGGCGGTGGCTGTTCTCTCGGGTGCGGCCCACGCCGGCCCCTGGAAACGCTCGGTGACGACGACCAGGGCGTCGAGCTGCACCAACGGGAGCTGCTCGACGGCGAGCTCGAGGACGGTCAGCCGCGGTGCTCAGGGCCACGCCGAGGCGATGGCGGCTTCCGGCTCGATGGTTCACGCCGCGAGCCACGGCGCGACCTACGAAGGCGTCGGCGTCGGCGGCAGTCCGGCCGCGGCCCTCGGAGCCTGCTGCAACAACGGCGGGACGGTGCTCGAGGAGGGAACGGCACAGGGGCGGGATGGGCGGTGGTATGCCTGCCGGCGGTACAGCCTGCGGTGAACAACATTCCGTCATCCAGCCGGTTGCGGCCGACGGTGCGCACGCGATTCATCTAGTGGCAGGATCCCGCCTTGCGGGAAACGGAGCGTTCGATTCCTCCATCGCGTCTTGGTTCGGTGTGGTGCGTCACGACGGCGGCCACGGTTCGATTCCTCGAAGGGATTCTTCTCGATGCGTTTCTTCTCAACGGTCTTGGCGGTAGCGGCTCTGGTTCTCGTTGGTGCGTCCAGCCAGGGCGCGATGGCTCCGCGGAAGTCGCCGGTCCCGGCGGTAATTTCACGGACGACGCTGTTCAGGGGCTGGGTGACGGTCACGATCAACGGGCAAACGTTCCCCGGCTACGCCGACTGGCGGGGCTTTCCCGACTCGGTGCCGACCGGCGATCCGACTACCTGGGTGTTCGTCGGCAGCGGATCGTCCTGGCGTCTGCTGTCGGCAGCGGAGTTGCGGGCCGCGACGGTGCGGCTGGTGCAGCTCGATCTTGGTTATTCCAACGGGCCGTACAAGCCGGGCACGACGGCGACGGGGATGTGAGGCATCGGGCCGAGCGTTGAATAAGGGATCGAGTTATTCAAGCGGCGAGGCCGCGGGAGGGGTCAGTGAGTGAACAAGAACTGGTCGAGCAACTTATCCGAGAGCGCGACGAGGCCGTGAAACTCCTGGCCGACTGGGTGGCCCGCGTTTCGGAAGTTGGCAGCAGATGGGACGACTGGGACGAGGCGTACAAGAACGCGGGATATCGTCCGTGTGGAATCAGGTCGATCCTCGACCTCGAGATCGAGCGAGCCCGTAAAAGCTACAAGTGACAAACAGCGGCGAGGCCGCGGGAGGGGTGAATGGAACACGCATGGTGTTCCGACCCGTCAAGGGACGCCGTCGTGCGAGCGGCCGAGGACGGCCGGGATCGGCCGCTGCCAACGCTGGGGGAGGCGATTGTCTTGGCGTTCGGCTTCGACAAGGCTTCCGCTCAACGTGCCTGCGACGAGGTGAAGTCGTGGCCGGAGGATGTGCAAAAGGACTGCCGGTTCGTCCTCGGTGACCTGCTGGAGCAAGGCGTCGAGCGGCTCCAGGCGTTGGTCGAGGCGTGGCGGTATGGCAAGGGGCTGATCGGGGCACGTTACCCGGAGATGATCCCGAAAAGTGGTTCGGCATCATCGGCGCTTGAACAGGAAAACAAGGGGGAAGGCATTGCCGCGAGGAGCGAAAGCCAGACGAGAAGGGGGTGGGGCGTGAGTGATCGACGAACCACCGACGCAACGCTGATCGAGGCCGTGCGAATCCTGTCGCGCACGATCAAGACCGCGGACGGCGTGATCCCCGCGTGTCTCGCTGAAGTGGCGACGCGGCTGGCCGAGTTGGTAGAGGAGCGGCGGTGGGTGCCGGTGGGAGAGCGGTTGCCGACTGTCCAAGGCGATGACGTTTTGACTGCACGCGGCCCGTGGGAAGACGGCGGATATTCAATCAGTCGCGGCTGGTGGAATGGCGAATGTTGGATGTCATACGCATCGGATCGAGACATACCGCCGGTTGCGTTCTGGATGCCGCTGCCGCCGGGGCCGGAGGGGGACGGCAATGGGTAGAGCTGCACGTGAGAAGGGCAAGCGCGGCGAGCGTGAGGCCGCGGCCGAGTTGGGCGCGTTACTCGGCGTCGATGCCCGCCGCGGCGTTCAGTACCAGGGCGGGCCGGACTCGCCCGATGTCGTGCTCGACGGCGTGGCGATCCACGTCGAGGCGAAACGTACCGAGAAGCTGACGCTGTGGCCTGCGATCGAACAGGCTCGAGCTGACGCACCTACGGGCAAGGTGCCGATCGTGTGGCACCGGCCGAACCGTAGGGGCTCAGTCGTGATCGTCGAGACGGCGAGACTGTTGGAGTTGGCGAGAGAGTTGGTGAGGGCGGCGGATGGGGATGGGAGCAAGTCGAATGGCTAGCACATACGTTTCTG